GAGGAGGAATTAAATAAAAATAAAATGACAGAAAAAGAAATAAAAGAACTAAATAATTTTATAAGTAGGTATAAGGAAATTCAACTTTCTCTTGACTTAATGCAAAAAAGTATATTAAGTTTAGGAAAAAAAAGAGATGGGTTATTTGAAGAAGTAGATTCAATGAAAAGTAATGAAAAGAAGTTTATTGATAAAATTGCAAAAAAATATGGAGCTGCCGAGGTAACACCTAATAAGCTAATGAAGTATATAAAATGATTTTAATTATTAAAAATATTCTTGGCATTCTAACAGATCCAAAAAACACTAGGATGTTTTTATTGGGTGGGATTGTAGTGTTATTATTTTTATTACTTAAACAATGCAATGAAACAGAACAAGCAAAAGGCGAGGTTACTAGATTTCAAAATAATCTTACAGCAGCAAATGATACTATATTAAATTATGTAAATAATAAAGGTGAGTCTGTTGGGGAGATTAAAGGTTTAAATTTATCACTAGAGCAATTAAGAGATAGTTTAGATTATGAAAAAGGTAGACCACCAATTACTATCGTTAAATATAAAACCATAGTTAAAGAAAAGATTGTTGAAGTTCCTGTAAAAATAAAAGACACTGTTGTTAAACAAGAAGGTATATCATTTAATTCTGTTTTAAGCTTTGATTCTAAAAATCAATGGACTAAAAGCTCTAGAGAAATTAATGTATCTTTACCTTATAAGTTTACAGATAGTTTACTGTTTGGATCTGCAACAATAGAATTAAAACAAAATATATGGTTAGATGCTACATTGTCACAGGATCTTAATACTAAAGAAGTTTTTATTAAATTAACTTCTGATTATCCTGGTACAACATTTAATAATACTCAAGGAATTATGATTGATCAAAATAGCCCTGAGTTTAAAAGTATACAAATGAAAAATAGAAAGCCTTTTGGTTTTGGTGTTAATATGGGAATGGGAATTACTGGAGACGGTAATTTTGGACCATACATCGGATTAGGAATTTCTTGGAACCCAAAGCTTTTGCAATGGTAAATAAATAGAATAGAATGGAATCATCAAGGTTTATACAAATATCTGAGCAAATACTTATAGAGTATGTTTATACTAGTCAGGCTTCGCCAACGACTTATAATACAGCATCCTATCCGATTGAGCTCATGAGGGATACTAATACTAAAGGAACTTACTTCTTTAATACAGATAGTGTTTCTGCTGTGATGGGCAATTATCGTGACATATCAGCAGTAGCTAACAATACAACAAGAACCCAGTATGTTTCTTTAGATACAGACATAGGAGTTCCTTATAATGATTCGGTAGATTTTTTAACTTCTTCTGCTAACTTATTACAAACATTCAGCCCGGAGTTAGATGTGGCTTATGATAAAGTTAAAATACATTTTATAGCTGGATTTAATTTTGAAGGATTTGATGGAATTATATTTGAAACATTAGCACCTAGGAGAGATGGTGTAATGTTAAATCTTTCATCTATTAATTTCTTAAAGAGTGATACTCCAACATTTAATCCTGATCCGCTATTACTTGCTGATAAGCTTTATGCTACATATATTGAATGGAGAGTTCCTTCTTTATATTTTATGAATAGCTTATTCAGCGCAGTTCAACCAAATGGTGTTGCTTATAAAATTACAGATAGCCAAGGATTTCTTGGAACTCCTGCTATTACATTAAGAGCAACAGGTATTTTCAAAACAGTAGTTGAAAATGCATATAGTTTTTATGACATGACTGAAATTAATTCAGTCTCCATTTTAAGTAGAGATATTTATGATAATTTATATGCAGAAGTAAAGCAATCAGATAATGGAGATTACTTCGAATTATCTGGCCAAGTATTAGGATCTACTTTTAGTAATTTTATTGCTCAATTAAATTCTTCAGGTGGACAGTATGTAGTATTTCATGAAATTAGTGTAACCGAGCAGATTGGATTAGTTTCTACACAAACAAGCTTTCAGGTTATAACACAAGACACTGGGTTTGACGAACCTGTTTTATTTAGGCCAATTATTAAACGAGCAAACAAGGCAGTATCATTTTCTATTAATTACGTATTAAGATTATATAATAAAGCTGATGCTACTCAAATAATTAAGAATGCAAGATTAACATCCTTTGAACCACAAAAATATGGACCTCAGATGATACAAATTAATTTAGGTGTAGTACCAACAGTAGCGAATGTTTATAATCAAATTAATAATGACACTGGTAAACAAATAGTAGTAGGAACAGGTACTAGTGCAGATAATTCTGCAAATACATCTGAACAAATAGCAGAAAAACTTGTTGTGAAAACATCTTATGTAACAACATTTAGAGATAGAATAAAAGTTAAGGCTGCGATTTCACCAGCTAAAATACAAACAATAGCAGAAACCAATGGCAGCTCAGAAAAATAAACTAACAGAAGCACAAGAGATACAAATAAAGGCAGGGAAAACCCAGCTAGTTGGTGGTGTGAATACAAATATATCATTAACTAAGACTCAAAAGGAATACTTTCAGAGATTTGTTAATTTATCTGTTAATGAAACACCGTTACCTCAGGGTGATGGTGTGATTAGAATAACACCTTTTGATGATTATTATCTTTTTACAATGTTTGATGAGATTGATAACGAAGATACTCCTATTGATCTAAGTAATGTAGGAAGCATTTATTTAAACTTTATTGGCACAACTGACGAGATTGATATATTGAATCATACACAAGTGGCAGAAGTAGATTTGTCACAAGGTGAGGTTTTATTTAGAATTACAAGATCTGATAGCAAAAAAATAATTGCTTTAGATAATAACAACTTTTATATTTCTACAAAAATGGTTGATCCAGTAGATGGCTCTACATCAGATGAATCGGTTTTATACCAAGGTCTTTGGTTAGCTGCTGATGATGCTAATAGAATTACACTAACTTCTCAAATTGAAAAACAGAGATTAGAATATAGTATTGAATTAGCAAAACTTCAGAATGATAATGATATTCTTACAGCAGAGAATTCAGAATTAGTTAATTCAGCTGAAGAGGATACTTTAACAATACAAGCTTTACAAAATAGTAATGAAGAAATGACAAACGAGATTGCTGAATTGACTAAGAATTTAAAATCTTCAACTATAGAATTAATTAATCGTAGGGCTAAATCTGCACAAGCCTTTGCTAATAAGCAAATGAAAAAGAAGCAACAAATAATGGCTATTAGAAATAGAGGTCGTGTTGCACAAACTGGATCTAGGAGAAAAGGTTTCTTTAGACAGGCTGCTGCTAATCTACAAAATTTTACCGTAGGTAGAAATACAGTTTCAGATAGCCAAGAAGATATAAGATTAAATAGAAACAGAAACTAAGATATGATATTAAGTGCTAGAAATAACCAATTTAAATTTGACTTTCCAAGGAATTTTATACCAGATCCTATTGCTAAAAAGTATAAACCATTTCTTACTAGAATACCTGGTGGGTTAATAAAAGAACCTATTGATTATTGGAATTATGGAATACAGTCTTTAAATTTACCAGGCCCTTCATTTGATCCTGTAACACAAACTGATTATCCAGGTAATACTAGAGCATTCAGATCAAGTATACCTATACAAAAGTTATTTGATAAATCATTAACAGTTACGATGCAAGCATTTGATGGTTATGTTAATTATTGGATGGCTGTAGAAATGTTTGATTATTATTACAAATTAAGTGGCAAGCATCCATATTTACCAGAAGGTATAGGCGTTCAAATGTTAGATGCTGATGGTACGGTGTTTGTAACTGTGCAATTAAAGGATATGTTTATTTCAAACATAGGTGCATTAGATTTAAACTTTTCAAGTAACACGATAGAGTTCCAAACTTTTGATATAGAATTTAGTTATAATGTCTTAGATGTTGTAGTTAACGTAACCTAATATATAAACAAATAAAGAATACAATGAAAACCTTTAAAGATTATTTAACTGAAAGTAAAGAGGACTCTCTAGACATACAAGATTTATTAAATGAATCTCATGAGTTAACAGAAGAACAGGATGCTGCAATCGATATGGCAGTAGAAAGAATTCTTGAAGCTCAGAAAGAAGGTAAGAATTTAGAAGACTGCGTTGATGAAATAATTAACGAAGGTTTACTAGGAAGTATATTTGGTGGATTAACTGGTTTTGCTTTAGGAAAAACTATAGGTAAAGCCGTAGCTAAAGTATTAGGTGTTACTAAAGGTGTTCTTTTTGATTTATTAACCTCACGTCTTGTAGGTGCTGCGCTAGGTGCAGTTATCGGCAAGAGAATATAAATAGAATGATTCATATAGGAATTGACTTTTCATTAAATAGTCCAGGTGCTTGTGTACAAACAACCGATGGCAAATATCACTTTATAACTTTTTTTAATTACGGAAATAGGATATGGGATGAAGAAGGTAGAAAAATACCTAAAGCATTTAGTGTTCATAAAGAATTAATGGATGATAATGCTATGTTAGGATTTCCTTATAATAGAGATGTAACTAGTAAAGAATTTTTACCTAGAGAACGACAAAAGCTACAAGACGCCGGAAATATTAGTTCACTTATGGTTAATATATTTTCAACCTTATTTGAAGGTGATGAAGTAGATATCGCACTAGAAGGATTTTCATATGGATCTAAAGGTAATTCATTTATAGACATTATACAATACAATACATTTTTAAGAAAGGCATTAATAGATAAGTACACTATTAAAAAATTATCTGTATTTCAACCATCTCATGTAAAGAAGTTAGCTGGGAAAGGAAATGCTAATAAACATTATATGGCTAAAGCATTCCAAGATGATGTACTTAATGATAAGAACCTAAGGAGCACTAAACTTTGGAAATGGACTCAAGGAAAAGACTTCAGCATTAAAATACCTAAACCTATCGATGACATTGTTGATGCCTACTTTATACTTAAAGCATTAAAGGCTAACAACTAGATACTTTTCTTTCTCTGAATAGTTAAAAATTATATTGCAACATGTGGAGTTTGTTTCAGCTTTCTCTAAAATAAATTAAAATAAAATGATAAAACCTTTAGGAAATAGAATATTTTTAGAAAAAGATGAACAGCCTGATAGAAAAGGTAACATAATTTTACTAAAAAAAGACGGGATGTATGCTCCTCCATATTCAGGTACAATCGTCGGTGTAGGGTTAGATGTAGAAGATAAGGATTTTCAAATAGGAACAAAGGTTCTTTTTCATGATTTGGCAGGTACTGAATTTAAATATAATAGTAAAAAGGTATTTAGTCTTAGAGAAAAAGATATTACTGCAATTATAGATAAAAATATTCATGTAGTCTGAAACAAACTGACTTAGGGGATATATAATAAACAAAGGAACTGATAAAGTATTGGTACTTTTTAAAAGGCGATAACAAGGCAAAGTAAATAGGCAATTAAATAAGTAGTTTAGGTATAGAGCTTTGTTATCAATTATAAATTAATAATAACAAAAAAAAGGCAATTAACATGGCAAATGAATTCGACATTTTTAACGTAAGTGTAAAAGATTTAGACACTGGTGAAAGACCATCTACCGCAGGTAGTGATCTTTATTCACCTAAACCAGATCAAGGACAGGACGGAACTTACCGTTCTTTAATTAGGTTTCTACCTAATGCAAAAAACCCAAGAAAACCATTTGAAAGAAAGTATGTCTACTGGTTAGAAGACAGAGAAGGAAACGGCTTTTTCGCTGATTCCCCTTCAACAGTTGGAGAAAAATGTCCAGTACAGGATATGTTCTTTAAACTAAGAAACTCTGAATCTGCTGTAGACAAAAAGATGTCAGAAGGTTTAAAGCGTAGAGAAGTATTTTATGCATTGGTACAAATCATAAAGGATCCACAAAACAGAGATCTAGAAGGACAAGTTAAAATCATGAAGTTTGGTTATAAAATCAAAACTAAAATTGATGAAGAACTGAATCCACAATTTGATGAACCAACTCAAGTATTCGATCCATTTGAAGGAAAGAATTTTGAATTAGTAATTTCAAAGAAAGGTGGTTATCCTAATTATGACTCAAGTAAATTCCACGGAAATAAATCAGCAATGGAAATTGCCGGAGAAAAGGTTAGTGATTCTGATGAAAGCCGTAAATCAATCTTAGGTTTACTAGGTACTGCTCCAGATTTAACAACATGGGGTTATAAAGCATGGGATGATGTTATAAGAGGAAAGGTAATGAATGTATTATCTCAATTC